CAAACACGCTAAGAAATGGGCGGTGAAGCTGGAGAGGGCAAGTTAGCACGTTCGCCTACCGCTCACGGAATCTCTTTCATAAATATCATTATGTCTAATACAGTTAAAGTAAAGTCCGCAAACACGCCTCGCTACAAGGTTAAGACACCATCAAGAGGTGGTGCACGTCCAGGCGCAGGGCGTAAGAAAGGTAGTACCAATAAGATCACCTTAGAAGATCTAATGGGCCATATAGAAACCCACGTTGGAATGACCTTTGCTGAACGTGTAGCTATCAGTTATGCCACAGCTATTCAACGTGATGACCACGCTGGTGTGCGCGATTATGAAAAGATTCTCTTAGGTAAGTTAGTAGCTGACAAACAAGAAATAGAAACTATTACTTCAGAAGACACCACGGCTCAAAAGGCTGAAGCTTTCGCAGAAGCGTTAAAGAGCCTGTCTACCGTGGACAACAAAGGTAAACAATGAGTCAAGGTAAACTAAACGGTGCAAACCCAGGGTTAGGTGAAGCTAATGTAAGCGGTGCCATAAGCCAGCAAGGTATGGTGCCTAACTATAATCAACCAACTATAGGCCAGTTTAACAATAGCTTTGGACAACCTAATCCCATACAACCCGCACAGCCACAGAATGGGAGCTTGAATCCTGTACAAGGACAGAGCACGTTTAGTTCAGGTGCAGTAGCACCCACGAGCCCTGTGGCACAGAGTGATCAGATACCTGCATACAATGCGCCAGTAGTGCCAGGACCAGTAATGGCACAATACGGCGCTACTATGGCTAATCCTGGTAGTGGTAGCCAAATGGGCTCAGCTCAGTATGGCGCTACAATGGTTAATCCAAATGGTCCTATATTTGGTCCAAATATAGGACAATAACATGACAGCACAAGTAAAACCACTACGTGAGACATTAGCTAAGACCCACAAGCCTAGCGGCACAAGTACAGCCAATCCCAAAGAGGGCAACGGCTTTGTAGAGTCGCCACAGCCCAAACATAAACAAACACCAGCAAGCATTGACAACTTTGAACACCATAGCAAGCACAGTGAACATCGTAGCAAGCACTATAAAGAAACAGTTGTTGGCACAACAGCGACAGGACAGTTTGGTGACAAAGCCATAGCCAAGCTAAATCCAACAACAGCCAATCCTGGTGTACGCAGTTTCCCTGGGCTTGCTAACTAACATAAATAAACTTATAACAAGGTTAAGACACAATGCCATTAATTAAGAGTACAAGTCCTAAAGCATTTGGTAAGAATGTAGCTACTGAAATGCAAGCGGGCAAGCCACAGAAGCAAGCAGTTGCTATTGCATACAGTGAGAAGCATGAAGCTGAATCCAGCAAGCGTCATCATGCTCCTAAGCATAAAGAACACGCACACCATAGTGACCATAGCTCTAAGCGTAGTAGTCACTATCACGAGCACACGGCAGGTGAAGAAGTACGCCCAACAGAAGTTATGGGCATGAGCACCAAGGCACACAAATCAGAACACGCACCTGAGAGTGCAGAAGACATGACAGAAAAAGGACACAAGCTATAATGGCCGCTAAACATTTAAAAGGTACATACAACCTTAACCCAACTAGTATGGTAATGAAACAAGGTAGTGAAGCGGAACGTGCTGAACGTACAAAGACAATGTCTGGCCGTATTGATGGTCCACGTATGTCAGAAGCACACGAAGCGGCGGCTGATATGGCGGGTGTTGAACGTGCAGTACATCACCCAGAGAATCCAGCTATGCAAACACGCCATAGTCATCCTAAGAATGAAAAGCATATTGATGGTCGCAAACACGAAGATGATCACCACGCTGTACGCAAATTAAAAGGAATGTAATCTAAATGAAGAATACAACATTGGCTCGCAAGCCTAGCAACACAATACATAAGAATGAAGGAACAACACACGAGCCACGTCGTCGTGATCAAGCAGGCGATGGTGCAGACTTTGCCTTTAACGGACAAATGGGCGATGGCGTTAACCGTAGTGAGAAGACACATCGTTTAGCTGGCAACCACAGTGGCCTTGTAGCTAAAGAAAACTATGGTAACAAAACCATAAAAGGCAATGCGTCTGACTGTCATACAGACCGTATGGAACGTATTGGTCCATCAGCGACCAAGGATCCTGAACGTTATACTATCGCTACAGCCAAAGAAGGTCATCCCATTGAAGCACACGGTAAGCGTCCACACGTTAGCAATCCTGATAAGATTTATATTACTAAGGCTGAAAGATAATGTCATTAAGTACAAGCACAAACGTTTTCCCATTGGGTCCAACATTTGCCATAACGGCCTCTACAACGTCAGCACAGACTTATGTTACAGCTGGCGCAAACAATATCCAAAGTATCCTTGTTGAAAACTTAGACACTACTAATGATGTATTTGTTAATTGGTCGTTAACAGCTGGCACAGTAACAGCCACAGTACCCACAGCTGGTACGCCACAGTCTGGCATTACCATTCAGAATAATTCAAGTAAGATTATTCAAGTTGGCGTACCTGGTGCATTTGATAGTAACATTACTGTGGCAGCCAATGCTGTTACAGGTACAGCTACAGTACATATTACACCAGTAGCATAAGGAACTATTATGATTACCAAAGGCAAACAATGGATCGCGGGCGCTATTAAGCATCCTGGTATCCTACACAAAGAACTACACGTTAAAGCTGGAGAACCAATTCCAGAGAAGAAACTTAAGGCCGCAGAGCGTAAGGGTGGCGTTGAAGCTCGTCGTGCTCACCTTGCAGAGACCTTAAAGTCGTTTCACCATAAGAAATAATTAAGGTTAATACTATGTCAAAAGAACAATTAGGTAAAGTACGTATTCTAAAAGAAGTTGAATCAGATCGTAGAGATACCGCTGATGAACGTACTAAGTTTAGTCGCAATCCACACGCACGTGATAACGTCAATGTAGCACAAGGACCACGTGTAGGTATGGAAGGTGCACACAAGGCCAAACGTGGCAACTTCTTAGATCAGAAAGAGGAACGTAAGCCATTAGCAGATATGATTGAACGTGCATTTGCAGGACGTGCCGCAGAGTTAGAAGCTAATCCAGGCGAACACGAAGTCCCTGAGTCAGGTCAGATTGAAGCTAATAGTCAAATCCGTCGCTTCACAGCTCGTAAGACTAAGTACAAAGATTAACTTGTAAACTCCGTAGTAATAAGTATTAAAGTATAATAACAATAATACTTCTATAAAGGTTTAGAGTGTGTCCTTAACACACTCATATTTTATTTTATTGAAAGGTAAGGAAATGAATCCCACTGTGGTAGAACTAGTATCAGGCATCATATCTTGGTGCACTCCAAATTGGATCAAGCGTCGTCAGATCCGTCCATTATTACAAGAACTGAATCAGCTGATTGCATTGCGTAATCACGCTTATGCTGGTACAGAACCAGTGCCCATTATTAAAGATGAACTTAATATACAAAATGGCCCAAGTCTTGATCGCACACGCAAATATTTACAAGAACAAATTGATTCAGATAAAAATGAAGTAGATTTCTGGCGTGTAAGAATTGCTTATAATGAAGATCGTGATGAACGTCGCCGTGCAATGGAACAAAAAGCAAATCTTATTACTGTTAATGATGCACCAAATGATTATTCAGAAGTAAGAGAACAAGCAAATATTAAAAAAGGAATGGAACTGTAATGAAACGAGAAACAAAAACTCTAGCACCCGCATTCGCGGAACCCGTAACAAAAGAACCAGTAGATTTAGGATTTGACTTAGAAGGCCTAATGTCAGACTTCCCTACGGCTGGCGAACTACAAAAGTTTGTCTATGATCAAACTGGCGTGGTATTAAATCTAAAAGGTCGTAGCAACAAGGTCAAGTATCAGATTGCCCTGGATACACTTAATGGTCTAATGCCACCCGCAGAACTTATTGGTGGTGAAAATCCTTATATGGACAAGAACGATATTGTTCCTGTTGATCCATTAAAAACATTACCACCACAGCCTAAGGAAATCTTTGGCCACAAGCCAGTTACATTCTTCCAAGCTGATACATTCCCACATCCAGATCCAGAATGGAGTGCTATGGGACAAAAGTGTTCAGTAATCTTCCGTAAGTATATTGACAATACCATTACCTATGAAATCATTGGCCCCATGGCTCAACGTGCCATTGGTAATCGTGTAAACAAATATGGTAAGGATGTACCAGACAAGTTTGTATGGGTTGATCCACGCACAGGCGAACAAATCATTCGCTATGCGGATGGACGTATTACTCCTATTGGCACACGCTTAAAAAACTTTATGACCAAGATGAAAATTGGTAATAAATCACAGTGGGAAACTTGGATTGATCGTGATTTCGTTATTGGTGGCGATGCCGCACAAGCACTTGACAATCCTTGGAATGTCTAATGGTAAATGCACCTGGCTTTGATGCTGAACGTGATCGCCAACAACAGGCCAAGTTAGTAGCTGATACTAAAATCTTGCAAAAGGTAAATGCTGTACATCGTGATGCTTTTATGTTAAAGTATCCTGGACAAGTACAGCATTGCCTACGCTTAACTATGGAACGCTTGCAAGCTGGTTTGGACAAGCGTGATAGTTGCGATGTAGCGGATCCTGACACTTGGCGTATGTCAACGCAGGAGCTACGCGACCTTGCTCAGACAGCACAGTTATTAGACACTATCCTTAAAGGATTCTAAATGTTAGATCCAGCAGTATTAATGCGTCGTGCAGTACGTTATGTCTGTGATCAACATAAAATACCTATCAATGATGTAGTTAATTATACTGGATCAATAAAAATGCATTTTCAAGAGCTGGTTATTTCCATTCGCGACGATATGGAATACAATCAACTCAAATACTTTCGTCCATTTAAACATCAACTTGATTTCTTTGCCACTGGTTCAAGTGATCGTCGTGGTATCCTGGCTGCAAACCGTATTGGAAAAACAGTAAGTACCTGTTATGAAACAGCCATGCACCTAACTGGTAGGTATCCTGAATGGTGGACGGGACGTCGCTTTGATAAACCTGTAACAGCTATGGTAGCTGGTGAGGGCTGGAGTCAGGTTGCACTTGTATTACAAAATGAACTATTAGGAACTAACGATGTTAAGATACGAGACCATATTGGCACTGGTGCTATACCCCGTGATTGTATTATTACGGAAACTATGCGAAGCGATGGCGCTAATTGTATTGGCGTTGAAATACGCCACATATCTGGTAGTAAAAGTTATTTGTTGTTTGCTAACTATACACAGGAAGTTAGACAGATGCAGGGTTTCAAACTCAACCTGGCCGTTTTTGATGAGCAACCGCCAGATGACTTTTTCAGTGAGATTGTTACGCGAACAGCTACTACACAAGGACAAGTACTGTGTTCGTTTACCCCACTCAAAGGACTTAACGGATTAGTATCAAAGTTCTGGCATCATGAAGAAGGTTATGAGCATATTCGTGTCAGCTGGGATGATGTACCTGAATACGATCCTTGGGGCGAACCATTCTTATTAAATTCTACGAGGTTACAACTTGAACGAGATTATCTCCCACATGAGCGAGATGCTCGTCGCAATGGTGTTCCTGTTATGGGTAAAGGAGCTGTTTTCCAAATTAGAAACTGGCCTACTTATAAAAACGGGACTTATGATTTCCGCAATACTAGTGGTCTACTACGTCTTATCGCATTGGACTTGGGACTTGTTAATGACAAGACCGTGCTTAGTCTTATATACTGGGATCCTAATGGATCTGAAGCTTGGTTAGATCGCCAAATAGTAGTCAAGGGCACAGAAGAGGCCAATCCTATCAACTACATACAAAATCTAATGCGTCCTGAAGTGTTTGGATGTCCTATTGTCTTACCACCTGATGCGGGAACCGTAGGCCGCTATACTATGTCAGCACTAAGTATTAGACAGCTATTTGAACAATACGAATTAAACGTATATCCAGAGCCAATACACAATCCGCCTGATGATCAAGGACGTACTACTAATCATAAAGCGTTTGGTATTAACGTAATGCGTCAAATGCTTGAAATGGGGACTTTTCACGTCAATGAAAACTGTGTTGAATTTCTTAGAGAAGCTCAAAACTATTATGTGGATGACAAGGGCAGGTTTAGTGATCCAGATGACTGTATTGATTCTGCTCGTTACGCATTGCTTGGGTGCTTAAATGGCTGGGCAGAAGAGTGGGATAACCGTAGTCCGCAACAACGATTCCGCGATGCCGCACACAATATGCGTGTACGCAAACTACAGCAAAACACAGCAGACCGTCCTGCTTGGAAACGCACTTACTCTGCTGATGAGTAGGGCATAAATAATAAAATAAACAAAGGTATTTAATAATGTTGGATTTAAAAAACGTAGTTGTTAGCAATCTAAACACAAACACTGGCTCATTGGCTCGTTTTGTAAAAATGAAGAGCTTGTTGGATCAAAAGTGTGCGGCAAACTTACGTTTGTTAGCTACCAAGAACAACATTAACCGTACAAGCGATTATCATTACCTTGTATTAGCAATGACACAGTCAACTGAACCTGTAAACGGTTTAGACTATATCCACCCTGTAGTTAAACCTACTGTAGATTACGCTACTAGTGTAATTGTTAAAGGTATGGCACAGAATGGCGAGATTAACTTTGAATTCGTTGCAGATAACGAAGATGACGAAGCCGCGGCACGTCAAGCTACCAATATGGTACACAAGTTGATTAATCAAAACAATGATCCGCACTTTATTCTACAACATTGGGTAATGGATGCTTGTCTACACAAGAATGGCGAAATGCTAATCAGCCCAATGCGTGAGCAAGTTGTACGCTATGTAACTACTACAGGTACATTAGACCAACTTAAAGCCTTTGAACAACAAGCTGAAGAACAAGGTCTAACAGCCAAACGTAATAGTCGCCGTAAGAAATCAGTAGATATGGCTAAGGTAGTTGCAGAGACACAACAGTTCCTACAATCAACGGATCAAGCACAAGCTGAACAACAAATACAAGCACGTATTGATCGTAGCCGTGCTATTGCCAAAGGCGATACAGCACAAGATCCTACAGAAGATTTTGCACAAGAAAACAATTTACAACTACAAAATGGTGAAGATGCATTAGATGAAGCTATTGCACGTAACACTATCTATGATGCAGAGTACAAACTTACTGGTTATACATTAAACATTAAGTTCCGTCCTATTGCACAACACTATTGGATGTGTGATCCAACTGTTATTGAAGTACAAGATCAACCATTCTGCGGTTTCTACAAACCAATGAGTATTCAAGAAGCAACTGAATTGTATCCAGACATTGATCTGGAGGAGTTTAAGATCTATGCTGAATACTCAAACGTGGGCTCTTATCAGGCTG